CGAATACGAAAAAATTTGGGATTACCTAGTAAAAAGAAAAACTCCAGTGACTATTAAACAAACGATAAAAGTTTTGCGGATAAGTGACACGCACGCAAAACGAGCCTTGGAACACTTTGTGTTTTGTGAAATTGCAGAGCGGCATGAAGTCGGTGGAGTAATGACTTATAAGGTGAAAGAATGAACACAGATCTTTTACAACGACTTGCCAATCCGGTTTATGACACGGAAGAGGCCCAAGAACTGATGCACCTAGCAGGGCTTGAGATTGTCAGACTAAGTGAGCGCATCACATATCTTAACGACTGTATTAATAAACTGCGGGATGAGAATGATAGATTGATTCTTGATTTAGGTTTTAAAGATAGGAACTTTATTCAATGACGCCGGAAGCCAAGGTAAAGAAGGTTGTTAAGAAGATACTGGATGAGCGTGGGGCGTACTACTTCATGCCTGCTACTGGTGGTTATGGTCGAAGCGGTGTACCGGATATTGTCGGGTGCTACAAAGGAATTTTTTTTGGAATTGAATGTAAGGCCGGGGACAATGAGCCAACTGCTTTGCAACTGCGAGAACTAGACAAGATTCAGAGACACGATGGGTATATTGCCATCGTAAATGAAAAGAACTTACTACAAGTGGAGGTGGTGCTTGACTGTATCGAAGCCGAGCGGAATCCGCCGCAGGATTAGAAAGTGTCCCCGGTATGCACGCATGGTGCAACTCAAACGTGTGCTGCAGGGACAGTGGGGGCTTTCTGTAAAACAACTTGCTAGACGTATGAAAGTAAGTACGAATAGCGTAAGAATCTATTTGAAGGAGTTAGTCTTAAACAAAACAGTGATAATTAACTTTAAACAAAACGAACTGTATTCCAAACGACCAACTTACTATTACGCATTGAAGAGGACAAAATGAAACTACAACATCTGACCGCAGTCTTAGACTTTTTAGAATCTGAATATGAACTGGACTTAATTGATCTGCGCCTGCTTGCTGTGATGCAGATGCACTGGGATAAAGACAAGAACATACGCATCACCGACTTGGTGCGTGATTACAAGATCGCCTCACCGGCCACTATACATAAGCGAGTGTCTGAAGAACTTACCAAGAAAAAGATGATCAAGCTAAAAGAAAATCCCGATGACAAACGTGAAAGACTTATCATTGAAGGTTCGGATTTTAAAGAGATTGTTAGATTTCTAGGTAAATAATGGACGATAACAAATTACCCGAGATGTTACGCATGCTTGTTGCTCGCATGCAAGAGTATCCTCAAGAGTTTGTGCACCCTGACTGGGATCCAATACAGTTTAATGCTTGGGAAAAGGAACCGTTTGAACAGGTGCGTTGGGGAAACTTGATACGAGCGTTTATGACAACGGGTAAAGAAATTATGTTTGACGAGGAAGAAATTGAGTTTATTAAACTTAACTACAAAGAAGTACTACGCAAGCAAATGGAAGCGTGCATCGTAAAAGAACTTGTGGGTGGTGAGCGTGAAAAAAAAGTAGATTTTGCAAACAAGCAAATGAATTTGCCGTACACTACAACGTTTACATCAGGAAGAAAATGATAATAACGGTAGATTTTGAGACCTACTACGACAAAGAGTTTTCATTATCTAAACTAACTACCGAAGAGTACGTGCGTGATGACAGGTTTGAAGTTATCGGTGTGGGAGTTAAGGTAGACGATGAAGAAACATCGTGGTTTTCCGGTTCCAAAGAGCAGACTCAAGAATTTCTTAACCAATACAATTGGGCAAACTCCCTCGTACTCGCGCACAACACGGCGTTCGATGGGGCAATACTCTCGTGGATTTTTGGGATTTCGCCGAAAGGTTGGTTGGACACTCTTTGTATGGCGCGAGCAGTTAACGGGGTGGATGTTAGCGCATCTCTTGCAAACTTGGCAAAGCGGTACGAACTTGGGGAGAAAGGTGATGAGGTCATTAATGCGCTTGGTAAACGCCGCGCCGATTTTAGTGAAGGGGATATTGATCGTTATGGTGCTTACTGTTGCAACGATGTTGATCTGACCCACAGACTTTTCCACATACTAGCCGAAGACTTCCCGAAGTCTGAACTAAAAGTTATTGACATAACCCTGCGGATGTTTACGCACCCGCAACTGATGCTGGATCTGCCCTTGCTTGAGCAACACCTGCATGATGTCAAGACTCGGAAAGAAAAACTCCTTGAGGTGGCTGCCGCTGACCGTGACACGCTGATGTCTAATGACAAGTTTGCAGGACTTTTAAAGAAGTTAAATGTTGACCCCCCGGTAAAGATCAGTGCACGCACAGGCAAAGAGGTTTGGGCTTTCGCCAAGACCGATGAAGACTTCAAAGAACTGGCTTCTCATCCTGACCCCCGCGTTCAGGCTTTGGTTGCGGCCCGACTTGGAAACAAAACTACGCTTGAGGAAACACGTACGCAGAGGTTTATAGACATAGCCAAACGTGGGCGGATGCCCGTCCCGCTTAAGTACTATGCCGCGCACACTGGTCGGTGGGGTGGTGATGACAAGATCAACTTACAAAACTTGCCAAGTCGGGGGCAGAACGCAGGCAGGCTAAAGACAGCCATCCGGGCACCAAAGGGTTACGTGTTAATAGATGCAGACTCCTCCCAGATTGAAGCTCGCACCGTGGCGTGGTTGGCGGGGCAGACCGATTTAGTGGATGCGTTTGAGAAAGGTGAAGATGTATACAAGATTATGGCATCGGCTATCTATGCAAAAGACGCTGACGCGATTACAAAGGAGGAGCGGTTTGTCGGAAAGACAACAATCCTTGGTGCTGGATATGGCATGGGGGCTGTTAAATTCCGCGACCAACTTAAAGTATTCGGAGTTGAAATCGACGAAACCGAGTCGCAACACATTATCAATATCTATCGACAAACTTACAGAGATATCCCCACGCTATGGAAGCAGGGGCAAAATGCGCTTGATGCGATTATGGCAAATCGGGATGTAACGTTGGGCGAATACCCCGATGCTCTTAGTGTCCAAGGAGATAAAGGAATACGACTTCCTTCCGGGCTGTATATACGATACACCGAACTCGCCAAAGACCCTGATGGCAATTACTCCTATAAAACTCGAATGGGGCGCACTAAAATCTATGGTGGAAAAGTTATTGAAAACGTATGCCAAGCCGTTGCGCGGTGCATCATAGCCGAGCAAATGACCCGTATCGCCAAGAGATACAAGGTTGTCTTGACGGTGCACGATGCAATAGCATGCCTGGCGCCAGCCAGGGAACGTGACGACGCTGTAAAATATGTTGAGGAATGTATGCGGTGGCGTCCTGACTGGGCTAGGGATTTACCCTTAAATTGCGAGGTTGGGAGTGGAGAAAGTTATGGTGAGTGTTGATAAGGCCGTGGACTATGCGGCATACGAGTTGCAGGTAAAACACCTTCTGAAAGAGGTGCATAACTTGTTGTTGAAAGGTGACTGGAAAGGTGCGGCTTCCACAATTGACATGACCATAGTAGAGTTGCGGTTGATGCGAACTGCGGTCAAAAGCCAAATTAAAAATGCCTAACTACACATGGTCTTATTCCTCACTAGGTTTGTTTCAGCAGTGTCCTAAGAAGTATTACCACCTCCGGGTAGCCAAAGACTACAAAGAGCCGGAGACCGATGCCTTGCTGTACGGCAAGCGTCTGCACGAAGCGGCTGAGTTATACATAGGCAAGGGCACCCCCCTACCACCTCAGTTTGACTTCATCAAGAACATGCTGAATCTACTAAAGACATTAGGTGAAGGCGGGGAATTTTTGTGCGAATACCGCATGGCCCTGACCCGAGACTTGGAACCGTGCAACTTCTTTGCCAAGGATGTATGGTGGCGGGGGGTGGCTGATCTAGTAATTATAAAAGATGACAAGGCGTATCTTGTGGACTACAAGACGGGTAAATCGTCCCGGTATGCCGATACCAAGCAGTTGGAGATACTGGCGCTGGCGCTATTTAAGCATCGCCCTGACCTGAAACTTGTTAAGGGTGGTTTGCTCTTTTTGGTGGCAAACGACTTTGTAAAGGTGGACTACGAAGATAGCCAACAGGCAGAGCCGTGGGTAAAATGGCTAAATGAGACCAAGCAGTTAGAGGCTGCATACGAGAACGAGGTATGGAACCCCAAGCCAAACTTCTCTTGCAAACAGTACTGTGTGGTAGTTAATTGCATACACAACGGAAAGAATCATTAATGCCGTATACGAAGTCACCGCGCCCGTACAAGCATGAGTATGAAATGCAAGTTAAACGGGATGAGCATGGCGATAGAATGGAACGCCAACGTGCTCGACGTGCACTGGATAAAAAAGGTGTGAGCCGGACTGGTAAAGATGTTAGCCATAAGGTTGCACTGAGCAAGGGTGGTACGAACAAGGACGGGTACGTACTGGAATCCCCTAATAAAAATCGTTCGCGTAATTACAAGAAAAAGAAGTAAACTAGGTTTTACAGTAGTAAATTTTTTTGGGCTGAAAGTGAAAACATCACTTTCGGCCTATCGGCGTCTTGTTGGAGAGTGAATTGCAAATACTAGAAAATAAAGCATTGTTGTTAAAAGTAAAAGAACCGAACCGTATTACTACGGTTATCCCCAAGAGCAAAGTGCTTGATACGGGCGAAGTGCTTGTGAAGTGGGGGCTTGAAGAAGCACAGGTGCTAAAGAACTTACGCATCCGAAACGTACCATCACCCATCATCGCTCACTACGATTGGCCCGGACTCTACAGACCGTTTGCTCATCAGAAAACTACATCAGAATTTTTAACGCTACATCGCCGTGCGTTCTGCTTTAACGAGCAGGGCACAGGCAAAACAGGCAGTGTGATTTGGGCGGCTGATTACTTGATGAAGTTAGGCATCATCAAACGAGTGTTAGTGCTATGCCCGTTGTCAATCATGGAGTCTGCGTGGGTAAATGATTTGTTTAGGTTTGCCATGCACCGCACGGTTCAGATAGCACATTCATACGCACGAGAGAAACGAATCAAAGCAATTAAATCTGATGCAGAGTTTGTAATTTGTAATTTTGACGGACTTGAGATTGTCAAAGATGCAGTCAACGAAAGTGATTTTGATCTCATCGTAGTCGACGAAGCAAACGCGTACAAAACGGTAACTACAAAACGCTGGAAAACTTTAGCCTCAATCATCAAACCAAGCACGTGGGTATGGATGATGACTGGAACTCCGGCGGCTCAAGCACCCACTGATGCGTATGGGCTTGCAAAGATTGTCAACCCCGGGTCAGTACCTAGATTCTTTGGGTCGTTTAAAGATCAGGTCATGCAGAAGATTACCCAATTTAAATGGGTGCCTCGGCCCCGGGCAGAAGAGATAGTGCATCAGGTGCTACAACCTGCCATCCGGTTTACCAAAGAAGAGTGCCTTGATTTACCGGACATGACCTACGTCACCCGACAGGTTCCCTTGACCGCGCAGCAGCAGAAATATTATGAGACCATTCGTAAACATATGGTAGCAACCGCCGCTGGTGAAGATATTACGACGGTAAATGCAGCAGCAAACCTTAATAAGTTACTGCAACTATCTTGTGGCGCTGTGTATTCCGATAGTGGGGAGGTCGTAGCTTTTGACGCTTCCAACCGGATAGCCGCGCTAAAAGAGGTCATTGACGAGGCATCGCACAAAGTTATTGTGTTTATCCCGTACAGGCATGCAATACAGATTGTGTACGAAGAATTAATTAAGGACGGATACACCGCAGAGATTATTAGTGGTGCTGTGTCTGTTAATGCACGTACGGACATCTTCAATAGGTTTCAAACAGAGAAAGATCCGAAGGTTCTCATCATCCAACCACAGGCGGCATCTCATGGAGTTACTTTGCACGCCGCAAACGTAGTTGTGTATTGGTCTCCGGTGATGTCTGTAGAAACTTATTTACAGGCGAATGCTCGTGTGCATCGAGCGGGCCAACGTAACCCATGCACTGTGGTGCACCTCCAAGGCTCACATGTTGAGAAGCGGATGTATTCGATGCTTGAAGCGAAAGTTGATATTCATACAAGAGTTGTTGATCTCTACAAAAATTTGCTTGAAAGTGCTTGACAGAGTAAAATTGTTTTATTAGTATTATCAAACATAACAATACGGAGAGTGAAAATGAGCGAAGTCTCTGCTGATAGGCTTGTTAAAGCCTACATAAAAATCCGTGATAAGCGGAAACAAATTAATGATGAGTTTGAAAAGCAAGATAAAGAATTAGAAGAAACTCAAGACCGTATCGCGGAAGAGATTCTTACCATCTGTAAATCAATGGGTGCTGATGGGTTCAAGACTGAATTTGGCACGGTAACTCGCCGTGTATCAAAAAGGTTTTGGACTAATGATTGGCATTCGTTTCACAAGTTTCTATTGGAACACAATGCGCCTGAGTTATTAGAAAAGCGTATTGCTCAGTCAAATATGGCTACGTTTCTTGAAGAAAACCCCGATTTGCTACCACCGGGGCTAAATGTGGATAGCAAATACACCATCTCAATTAGGAGAAAAACATGAGTGAACTTGCAGTATTAAATCAAAACCTGCCTGCGCACCTGCGTAGTCTTGACGGTATTGATGAGACCACTAAAGCCCTTATGGGTGGCGGTGGTGGGGCTAAACGCATCTCCATCGAAGGTGGCGTGTGGCGCATGATGGTCAACGGTAAAGAGGTTGCCCGTAACGAAGAGCGGGTGATGAATGTAGTCATCGTTGCCGCCGCGCCAAAAATATCTCGTACATACTATGCAGGCGTATACAAAAAGGGTGTTGCTTCTGCCCCGGATTGCTGGTCTGCTGATAGTGAAGTACCGGATGCCAAGGCCAAAAACCCACAGTCAAAGGCTTGTAAAGACTGCCCTCAAAATATCAAAGGGTCAGGTCAGGGCGATAGCCGTGCGTGTCGTTTCTCTCAACGTCTTGCTGTAGTGCTTGACAACGACATCAGCGGCGACGTGTATCAACTCACCCTGCCAAGCCAATCTATCTTTGGTGAAGGCGAACCCGGGAAATGGCCCCTGCAAACGTACGCCAAGATGATTGGTAGTAAAGGCGTGCCCATCACTTCAGTTGTCACCGAGATGCGCTTTGACACTAACAGCGCAACACCCAAACTGACTTTCAAGCCAGCACGGTTCTTAGAAACCGACGAATTTAATACGGCTTTGGGTAAGGGAAAAACCGGAGATGCAATTAAGGCAATCACCATGACGGTTGCTCAGGTTGATGGTGTAGACTCAGAAGTTCCCGCTCAGGAAACTGAAAAAGCCGAAGCACCTAAAATCGAAGCAGAAGCCGTTGAAGAACCTACCAAACGTGCAAGCAAGAAAGACGAAGCCCCTGTACCTAAGAAGGATCTCACCAAGATTCTTGAAGAATGGGATGACCAATAAGGGGGCATCATGTCACGTGGTTACACAACCAAATTCATCGCGGCTGTCAACGCTGCAGATCAGTCTAAGTTAGGTGTGCGGCTTGCACAACTCTGCATCGACAACGACATCCCGGTGAAAGATGTGTCTGAGTTCCTTAAAGTTACACGCATGACGGTGTATCACTGGTTCAAAGGTGAGACAAACGTGCTTGGTCAGCAT